TCACTTATCCGTCAGTTGCTTGATCGACTGGTTAAGGCCCGTAGCCGCCCAGCCGGACACGATGCCGACGGCCGCAGCGTTGAGCCAGTCGTGCGCCGGATAGTCCGGCACGCCCATCGCCCACGCGGCGACGCCGAGGATCAGGCCGGCCACGCCGCAGATGATGGGGATCCATTTGTCGGCCACGCTGGTGGCCTTGACGGCCATGCCCAGCAGATACGCGATGGCGGTGATCGCCGCCACAGATGCAATACCAAGTTCCATAATGATGTCCTCCTCTTAATTTTTGTGCTCCAGATCATCGATCCGGTGATTGGCCACCTTGATGCGCTCGCCGAGGAGCTCGGTGCACTCCTCCAGCTTATATGTACGCTCGATGACCTGGTTGTGCTTGTCCACTTTGCGCTCCAGCTGCCCGATGCGATACGCCTGCAGCTCGTCGCGCTTGTCCAGCTCCGCGATCAGCTTGCTGTGCTGCGCGCGGCTGTTGATGACGCCGACCACAATGGCGGCCGCCGCGCTGATCAGCGCGGCAAGGATAACCTCCGACATACGCGCCTCACTTTCCGCCGCCAGCGGCGCCCATCATCCGCTGGCACACGGCCAGCGTGCGCAGCATATCCAGCGACAGATCCAGCTTTCCATCGCCTACGCCAGCAAGCGCACCGTCGTCGACAAGCTTTTGCACCACATCCTGCGCCCATGCAGGCACGTCCATCACCTTGCCGTCCACGATGCGGCCATAGCGCGTATCACGCGCATGCCACATGATGTACAGCATCCGCAGCATATCATCGCTCAGGCCGAGTTTGCCGCCGCCCGTGCCGGCGATCAGACCTGCGTCCATCATCTCCTTGACTGTGCTGCGTGCCCAGCCAGGCACGTCATCAATGCTGTCGTATCTTACCATGCTGTCCTCACTTTCCTCGTCTGTATTTTTTGCCGCCATCGTTGCGGCAACGTCCGCCCGAAAGCCGTCCATCGTCAGCCCAAACGCCCGCCACAGGTGCGTGGGGTCTGCGTGCGCGCTGGCGATACCTCTTGCCGCGCCCTCGGCGTGGCTGATGATCACGCCGTCGGCCAGCGGGTCCAGCGCGTACTGCGTGCAAAGCTGCGCAAAAAGCTCCACGGCGGCGGCATACGTCCCGCGCACGTGCGCCTCGGTCGCAGCCGGGTCAAGGTCGCGCCAGCTCGCGCCGCCGGTATAGACGATGGACGCAGGCTCCGTCATCTCGATGCCGATGTGCGTTGCGTTCGCTGCGCCACCACAGTGCCACGCGCGCATGGTGTACGGCAGCGTCTGGTAGTACGTCCCGTCGCGCTGGATAAAGCCGTGCACGCACACGCTCCTCCCGCCCGGCTGGTACTGGTTATAGCCGCGCGCCATCACCGACGCGTTGGGCTGCGGCACGCCGATGCTGTGCAGCATGATGCCGCGCGGCGTCAGCGGTGTCGCCACCTGATAGCACTTATTTTTGGTGGCAATAGCCTCCACGATGTCCATCCTTTACACCTCCGTCCAGCCGTACACGCCGGGCTCCCATACGTTGTTGTCGGCCGTTGACTCCCATGTTTTGCCGTTGTGCGTCACTTTGTCGCCCTTTTGGTAGGGATTTGTGCTGTCCGGCTGCTTCCATTCGCCGATACCGGTGCCACCCTGTCCGGGCAGCACCTCGGCGAAAAGCGACGGCGCAGCCGCGACGAGCCCGTCCGCGTCCCGCGCCGTGACGACAAACCCATCCGTGATAGCATCTCCGCCTCCGCCGCCAGACCCGCCGCCGAGCCGTCGCGCAAGGATCACATCCTTTGCAGTCACTTTGCCACCTCCGCCCAGCTGCCGTCGAGCGCCTTTTGCTTGATCTGATCGTACCCTGCCGTGTAGATGATCGTGCCGGCCGCCTGCTCGCGGCCGAGCGCTGTGTCGATCTCCGCGCCGGTCTTTGCCATGATTGCCGCGCTTACCATGATCTCCGTGGGCACCCACGCGCGATTATCTGTGATTACATGATCCATATAGCACCTCCGTCTGCTTTTTGCTTGTCATACGATGTCCCATTACTTGTATCTGCCTACGACGTAGTAGCTGATGCGTGGAGTTAGTATCGTCGCCGTGGTAGGCCGTGCGAGTGCATACGCCGGTGCGCGGGTAAGCAGATCGTCGCTTGCGCTAAATGTGGATATTAACCAAGCGTCCTTGTCCCCGCCGCTGTAGGTCGCCGAGACCGACGGCGTAGCGATAAAAGCAAAAGGATACTGCCGTGCTGCGACGTTGATCGGCAAATCCATCCACGTGCCGTAGTACATACTGCCCCACTCGGACGTGATCGCAATCTGATCGACACCGGATACCGCCCACAGCTCCGCAATGCCGCTGTTCCATTTGCGCCACGTCCAAAAGTCATTTGATCCCTGCTCGGTGATGTAGTCTGCGTTGATATCGGATTTAAATTCCGTCAGTGTCCGGAAGTATACCCACCCGGACTCATCTAGCACAGCAATCTTACCGGGTACGCGGCCAAGATCGGTTGCTTCCGTTGTCTGCAACCACGTGCCCGTGATATACTTGCCGATCAGGTTCCATTTAAATTGCACGGTCTTTTCTTTTTCGGCGATGCCTCCAAAGCATACAGACGGCAATGAAAAGTTGATGTTAAGCGGCACTTCTACGGTCGCAACTATGATTTCCTTGGACGTTTTGCTGCCAAAAGCGTCAGAGACGGCTACTTCCAGCTTCCGCGTGGTATCGGTTCCGATACCTGAAAGGTATAGTGTTTTTGCGCCTGCGCTTTGATTGGTAACTGTCTGCTTTGCAACACCGTCGAGTGATACTGTAAGATTGGCTCGGTTAGCTGCCAATGCCATCGCCAGCGTAAAAGTGATTTTGATGTCCGCTCCGCTCGGGTTTTCTGTCCACACGCTATTGGTGTAGCTGCCACGAACATATGCCAGATTATTGATAACCGGGGTGGTATATGCGGCCACAGGCAGATTCGTGCTATATGTTGCAGTACGTTTTCGAGAATCTGTCACGACAACCTTTACGGGGATGTTTCCGCTATCGGGCAAACTGTTTTCCGCGTTAGCGTCAACGACTTTCCCGTTCACGGTCATCGTGGTATCGATGATCTTACTCCCCATCACGCCAGCCGCAGTTATACTCGCTTTTACTCGGCTTTTGTTTTGAACCCAACCATAAATGTCTTTATACCCCGCCGCATCCGACAAACTAACGGACACGGTTGGCACTGTATCGGGGGAGACAGTGATTTTCGTCCACACGTCGGTAGACCCAATCAGGGTATCTCCGTTATAAGTCACGCACCTGAAATGTATCTTGCCCGCCTCCGCGCTGGTAAGCACACTCGCGAGTGATTTGGGGGGTGTCCACTTAATCGAGTGCTCTGCGGTTTCGGTTGCGATTGTGCCAAACTGTATGCCGAAATAATAAGTAACCGTATGGGTAAAATCATTACTTGCAGGGTTCAGCGTGATTGTACCTTCTTGCCCCATTACCAGCGGGGCTATAACGGGCGTCGTTGCACGTGGGATTGTACTCAGCGTCAATGTTTGAGATTTTTCAACCACGCCTGCGCTGATCCTCGTATCCATCCACGTGTTTACCGTAATCGTACCGGTGCCATCGTTCCTGTGGGGGACAGTGATTGTGGTATCAACGATTGTCTTAGTTGTGCCTTGGGGAAGAGTATAACTGACACTGTATTGCGTTCCTTGCCCACCGTTGATGTATATATCGTAGTACGCGGTTCGGGAATTATCATTGTGGCTTGCGCCGGTCTGCGTGGATTCCCACAAGATTCTTACCTGAGACGTATTGTTCTGAACATTTTGGCTGATTTGAGATAGTGTTAGGCTTTGATAAACCGCCATCAACTCACCCCCGCAAAACTAACAGATTGGTTCGGCTGTACAACGATGCTCATCGGGCCAAGTCTGAATCTCGACAACTCTACCAGCTCGAAACTGTTATTATTCCAGTAGGCCAAAAGCATTCCGTTTGCGTCATAGAAGCCAATTTTATCGTTGTATTCCTTGAGCGTAATTTCCGATACCGAAGAGCCGATTCTTAAAACCGGGTGTCCGTCATCATCCATTCCGATATCAATAAAATCGGAGAGGGTTTGCCCGTTTACAGTAACGCGCTCTGCTGACATTTGGCCGGTGGTAATAGCATTTGCATTGATTTGTCCGTCCATCGTCAACGCTACGCCGCTAATCGTCTTCCCTCCGTCTTTAGAGTATCCAAGCCCGTTGATATTCATCAGCCACAGGCGGGTATTATCTTCGACAGTGGGGGTATCACGTACCATCCAGCCAGTAGGATATCCATTTTCGTCATAGAGGACTTCCCAATATCCGCCTTTTGCGCCAATGATGCGCTCGGTCGCGTCCTGCATTGCTTTTGCAAGCCCCGCATACTCGCGTTTAACTTTTTGAACGATGGGGTTCTCGACAGTATAGTTTGAGTCCGGTGTGCCGTAACAAATAGTTGTAGCACTCATGCCGCCTTTAACTCGCAACTCCTGCGACATAACCAAAACAGGCAGACCGCCTCCGTCAAGGTCTGTACTGTCGATAACGTGTATAATGTCACCGGCTTCAACGGACGGATCTCCACGCCACTTTACTTCCAGCGGCATCAGAGTCAGACTTTTTATCTCTTCAAGCACTGAGGCGGCAACCGCTTCCGTCATATATGGATTTGTTGCCGAAATGCTAGTTCCCGTCCCGACAGTAATCGGATTATCTTCCGTGCCGGTGACAAGCGCCTGAATTGTGAATCGATCGTCGGCTGTCTTTTTCAAACCATTCTGATATTGAGCCTCAAGCCCTACGGTAATACCCTCTGAGTATTTATGAAAAACCAACTGGCCTGCCGCATCGAATTTCGCATTCGCACCAATTAGCCCTGCCAACCATCCCAATTGCTGACGGATTGTACCTGCGTAAGAATTGGAAATTACCATCTCTGGGAAAGCAACTTCCGGAGCAGTAATGTTTGCCTGTAGACAGATATCGGTCAACATCGCATTCGGAGTGGCCGGGAAATTGATGGTAGGGGCATATTCATCAGTCAGTGTCGCCATGCGGTCATAACCGGTAATCGTTAGACACAGGTTGCCGCTATTCTCTACACCGTCAGAGGGAACGTAAAATACGCCTTTTGGGACGTATACCGTTCCGCCGTCTCCGGGGAGAATGACTCCGACAGAAGGGGCGAAATACGCCCCGTTTAGGGGGAGCGCGGGAGTCTGCTTATAAATCGTCACTTTGCATTGCGAGGAAAAAGACGCCCCGATCGTTACACCGTCCGATGATCCGCACTGTTCAGTAACCACGATTTCTTGAATTTCAGAAGCGGCAAGCTCACTGACACCGTTAAATGTGATTTTACTAGTAATGCTTCTTCCCGGTGATTTACACGCTTCATGGAAGGATTCTGTCACAGTGTACATGGCGCTTCACCTTTCAATAAAATTCATGGATAGACTATTCCACAGATAGACCCCGTTGATGAGACTATACATAGGAGCAGTCCGGTCGCCCACATAAGCAGTCATGCTTCGAGTTTCTCCGGTCAGTGCATCGGGATATGAAACCGTGAAAAAGGTATCCGTGACAGCGTTCAGCAAAGTAGACATATCCGCCGCAGTCATTGGAGGCCACGAGAGCGTTAGTTTCCTCTTTATTGCAACCCGATCCCGAAATAGGTCGCCATTCTGATTTCGACCCGTCCCGTCAGCGTCAATGTCTTGGATGCTCCATGACAACTGAGCAGGGTCAGGCAGAGGGACAGAAGTCCCGTCTGCCTTTGTGATTGTAAGAATTGCCATAATTTCTCCTTACGCCAACAGTGGGCTAAATCCGGTTGCGCGGATGGCGGCATTGTTTTCGTCAACCATCTGCCTAAACAATTCTTTACCGTTCATCTGCACAATTACAGTGATCGGGCGACTGTTGCTCGAATTCGTTTCACCGCTTGCTCTCTGCACTGCCTCGTACACACCTTGCGATACAGATTCGACAATCTGGTCGTTGTTTGCTACAGCCGTCTTTCCTCCAATGCGTCCAACCATCTCAGCCCCTGCTTCACGCGCGATAAAGAGCTGTCCTTCATCCACAAAACCGCCATTAGCCAATCTCGGGATACTGACATAAGAGATGGTACTAATACCTCCGCCAACGATACTCAGCACTGAATTGATTTTCCCGATGAAGTTATTCAGCGTCCGGATAATACCGTTTAGCATTCGTTCCAGCAAACTAATCGCGCCATTTACCAACGCTCTAAAGGCTGAATTGATAGCGTCAACCACATTCGACTGGAACCACCCGCCGACTCCCGCGAATACGCCAGCGATTCTGTCCCAAAGTGAAACGAAAAATCCGCCGACCGATGAACACATCGACCCGAATGCTGTTTGCACCGGGGTGATGATTTTGCTTTTAAACCAATCTGTCACAGCGCCCCACTCAGTCTTAACCTTCGTCCATGAAGTCGTAAAAGAAGCAGCGATTTTAGTTCCGAGCGTTGAGAAGAAAGTATCGACCGGGGTGATTACTTTGGTGTTAAACCAATTGCCTACGGTTGACCACAAGGCGCAAATAGAATTCCAAGCATTCGTGAAGAACCGAGCGATGTCCGCGCAAAGATTGCTGAAAAAGGTGGCAACACCGTTAACAATGTTGGGGATCAGAGTTCCGAGAAGAGTACCACCCAGATTTGTGACTCCCTCGATGACACCGGAAACCCAACCCGTGAATCCATTTACAAGTCCATCAATCACACCTGAAAAGATTTTGGAAATACCGGAACCGAAAGTGGCAAAGGATTTCTTAACCAAATCCAAATCACCAGTAAATACACCCTTCAAGAATTGTGCGAATCCCGTGAATATTTCAACGACGCCGGTCATCGCAGTGACTACGCCGTCCAGCACACCAACCAGACCGTTAAATAGCCCGATCAAAGAACTTCCGACAACTGTAATTACTACTTCACCGATGAAATTCATGAGGCTACCGATAGTAGATTTCAGGCCATTCCAAAAGCCGTCAACCCAACCGAGTTTTTCACCTAGCTGATTCAGTTTGTCGTTGAGCGCCTGCAAGCGCTCTCCAACTTTCAGCTTTCCGAAGGTGTTTGCCACTGCCGATTTAATGTCGTTCCATCTCTCGATAAGAACCTTGAGAGTAGCAATGACTACTACCAAAATTGCAACAGCAGGAGCAGCGACCTTGGCAACCATCCCGAGTACAGATAGAAATCCTTTTACCCCGCCGCCTGCCGCGTTAAATTGCAGGGCAACTCCCGCGACACAACTTGCGAGTTTTGAAAGGATCGCTTGACCTGCGCCCGAACTGGCAAACGTGGCAAACCCCACTTTCAACGTAGCAATTGCCGCAGTAACACTTTTCCCGATTTTCCAACCCGCGAATGCCGCCCCGATTGCCAGAGCGATTACCAAAAGTGGTTTTAGTTTATTCTTGATCTCATCGACACGGGTTTCTACCGCATCACCGAGAAAATCATAAGTGGGGAGATCAAAGTCAAATCCGCCCCCGCCAGCACCGCCAGCACCACCGCCCGATCCGGCATTGCTGTTCGAGGGAAGTACATTCAACTCGTCAAATCCGGCGATGTATTTTTTCAGCTCTTTAGCCGACCCGGCAGCGCTGCCGAGATTATCTGCCACCGCTCCCGTGCCGGATGCGAGTTTCCCAACGCTTGAATAGTCAACATCGGTCAAAGTAAAACCGAGAAGATTTGCGATAGCGTTTGCAATCTCTCGAATAGCTTTAACTACGGCAATCGCATAAGGAAGGATGGCGTTTAGAGCCGGAATGAAGATATTGCCGATTGCCCGCGATGCCTGTGTAAGCTGTGCCTGCAAGATACGAAGCTGGTTCGCGGGAGCTTGCAGTGTTCTCGCCATATCGCCTTGAGCGGTCGTCACCTGAGTCATGACGGCGTAATATCTCAGCTCGGCCTTTTCTGCCTGCGTCATGTTCGCAACGCTTTCCTTGATGCCAAGGTTCAAAGCGGTCTGTTCCAATCGTGCCTGCGACAAATCGTAGCCCAAGCGCCGCAGAGGTTCCAGCTCACCGGAAATACCGGACTGTAACTTCTGCATAGCGTCTTCAATGGAAATGTTGAAGAAAGAAGAAAGGTCATACCCCAACTGCGTCAGGTTTCGGCTCATGAGCTGCGCTCGTTCCGCCGTGTCACCGAAGCCGGTCAGCAGTGTGTTGAAAACGCCCTGATTGCGGAGCCATTGCGCAGGGTCAATACCCATGACATCGGATACCTTTTCCGCATATTCTTTTGCTTCACCTGCATACTGCCCCAAGGCAACCGTGAACAGGTTCAGGTCTTCTTGGTACTTGTTAGACTCCGTGACTGCCTGCGCAATGAAATGACCGATTTTACGGAAAGCGACTGCGGCAGCGGCAACGTTCAACGCTTTCAATCCGCCTGTGAACTTCCCGGTAGTGGAGGTCGCCTTACTAACCGAAGCGTTGTATTTCTCCGTGCTGGTAATCAGCTTTTGGATTTTGGACGGGAACGCCGAGAAGCCATTGGACACCTTCTGCATTTCATCAGCAAAAGGCTTCATGGCGGCGGCAAGAGAAGTCATCTGTTGCGTGAACTTGTCAATATCTGCCGCTTCCAAGTCTTCAATTACTTTCGGCAATTTCGAAAGTTGAGTCGTGAAAGAGGTTAGATTGGCCTTCCCCATATTGGAGAGGGGACGCAAACCATTAACGAGGGTTGTCACTTTGTCCCCGTCTGTCCATTTCAGGCCAGCGATAGCAGTGTTGATTGCCGTAAGCTGATTGGCAATGGATGAAGAAATCTTCACATTACCAACCTGACTCAGTGCGCTCATTGCCTTAGTGATCCTGCCAATCTTTTGAGAGGCGTCACCGCTGTTCAAGCCTTTCAGAGAATTAGAAAGCTCTCGAATCCCCTGAGCGGTCTTGCTCAGACCCGTTACGCCGCCGTTGGTAGCGGTTTTTAAACGATTGAGCGCGTTAATCAGGTTTTGAAGCCCCTTGACCGCCTGCGTACTGTCATTGACGATCTGAAACTCCAACCCCTGCATTTCCACATTGTCAGCCATTCATGTCACCGCCTTTCGCTTGAAACTTTTTATTGATCGACACCATAAAGGCTTCCATGTAGGCTTTTGCCTTTTCGTCATGTGCCTCTTGGATGGTTTTTCGTTTCTTGGTATTCGACTGCCCGAACAGTTCATACGGGCTATCACGATATGGAACAGGTTTCGTTCCTTTTTTTGCAAGGGAATGAAAAACAGGAGACGCATCGATGAGAGCCTCATAAACATACGCACCTTGAAGCCACGCCTCTTGATTTTGCAAATCTTGCTTAATTCGTGCAGCCTTTCGGTAATATTTCACCAAATCACAGTCTTGTTCCCAAAATTGTTCATAGGACATACCAATGGCGAGGTAATACGGAAAGACTTCGTAGAATTTTCCTGTGTAAGCAAAAAGGGCGGCTGGGCGTTGATCGCCGCCGCCCCCCTCGTTATCGGAAAGGCGGTCGCTTACCAACCGGCTTTCCAGCTCAGGTTTCCCTCGTTATCCTCCTGCTGCTCCGGTTCGTCCAGAAGACTCAGCAGAGGTTCGTTATACATCTCCACCAGAGCGGAGATCAGCTCGTCCTTATGAGTCAGACGAGCATAAATGTTGTCGATCACATCACGCTTCACGAAGCGATGGTGAGCGAGAAACGCACCGGCAAACAGTGCCGGGAGCATAGTCATCGGTTTGCGTTCCACTTCTTCGGCAACAAAGCCGCTTTTCTCCATCATCTCGACGGACTTGCGGGTATATTCCAGCGTATAGGTAACGCCGGTAGTAGGGTCATTGATGGTCAACTGCTTTGCCATGACGAATCCTCCTTGTCAATATGGCGATTAGTGGCGTCTCAGGTCGCCGAAAAAGCGATGGGGGTAGACGGGGCAATGGTGATGTTCATATCCACCACTTCGTTCACGCCGCCGCCCACGGGGTACACGGACAGCTCACCGTCAAAGGAAAACTTGCCGTTGGAGCCATCGGGAGTGACCACACCGGCGCTCTCCGTGCCGCCAAACCAAACTGCATAACTGGTTTTCTTGCCTTCGAGAGCTTTGAGAGCCTGAAAATCAGACAGCGTGTAGTTCGCAGTGAAGGACAGGCCGTCAAGAGACTGGATACCAGCGATGTAAGTCTGCATATCATCACTCAGAGTGGTGGTTTCCAGCATTTCAGGCTCACCGCCGAGGTCGGGAAACTCCTTGATGTCGATCAGCTTGCTCCAAGTATCACCGGTGTCACCTTTCTTCATCAGAAAGGTTTTATAGGTCGAAATAGCCATTTTCATTTACCTCCTGTAAAGAGTAGTTCCATCTGTTTCGGCTTTGTACCGAGCTACCAGACGGTAGATTGTTGCGTTCTCCAAATTGGGAACAGGGGACAGAAAAATACGCCTGAAATTCTTGGCGCGCATGAGATCGTCCACAAACCTCATGATTTTTCGGCAAACAGATTTCTTGCTGCCTGCCTTATCGGAGTAGACATTCACCTCGTACATCAGCGTGGCGAACCTCTCCGTATCGCCGCTGTCCATGTGATCTTCCGTGGTGTAGTTATCCTGCTCCACCAAGCTCACATAGGGGAAACGGGTAGGAGCATTAACATACTCTCCGCTGACCGAGATACCGGGAAACTGCGCTCTCAGGGCTTCCACAATCGGCGTGTAGATTTGGCTCTCCACATCAATCATGTGAAAACACCTCCTTCGCAATTTCCGTAAGCCGGTCTTGCAACTCCTTTACCGTTTCGTACATCGGCATATTGGCGGGGTTGCCGTGGGTGATGACCACGAACCCACCGTTCTTCTTTTCTTTCAGTACACCGTTCGTGCCGGGGTCGCCGTAATAACCCCAAGAGTGTTGCTTACCGTGACCCTGACCGTATTCGCCACGCTTCATGCCGAGTTCTTCTGCTTCCGGGTGATTGTCCGGGTAGGTCACGCCCGTACCGAACTCGATAAACAGGGTAGCTCCACCTGTCGCCACCACCGCTCGAACATTGTTCCCACGGGATTCTACTGTCACGGAAACATCGTTCGTGCCGTCATAAACGGCCTGCGAGAACTTGGCGGAAGCAACCTCCATACCCTCTTGTGCTACCCGGTCAAGGAATACCGTAGTACGCTCTTGGAGCCAATTTTTCCAGCCCTCGACCTCTCGCAACAGGCGGTCGATCTCTCTGCCAGAGAGCGTGATCGAAACCTTTTTCACGATACCGTCACCTTGCTGACCGCATAGGAGATGGAGTTGAGGGACTTGGCGACTCGCCGAACCATGTAATCGTAAAGCGGTTTCCCGTCCTCGTCATACTGAGGCTTCTTGTCGATGAACAGCACGGTATTCTCGTCAATGGGGCAGCTCAGGTCATCGGTAACGATCACCTTGTCGTACCCTGCGAAATTACCGAACTGCTCCACCTGAGCGGAGCCGGTCGCCGCCGAGATATTGGCGCTCATCGCCACAGCAGACTTGTAGAACACAATTCCCTCACCAGTCTCGTTACCATATTCATCCTTGGCAGAAACCTTACGGTCATACAGCAGATACCAGAAGGGCGATTTGTTGCGGTTCAGCGTCTTCATGCTCAACCTCCCATTACGGAAGCAAAGGGAACGATGTCCCTCAGCAACGTAGGCGGTACATCCCCGTCTTCGTAGGAACGGGAAATGCCATTCTCGCTGTGAGCAGTCTGACCTTCGGCACCCCGTTTGTTCAGCAAATACACAGCAATTTCCACCTGCACAAAGCCGTACCGGTAAGGGACAAGCCGCGCATCCGGATCATACGGATATGCCTTACGGCATACCTTGTCGCCAGCAATCGAGAGGTAGGTGGAAAGAATGCCCTCGTCTGTCTCGCCAGTCATGGCTTTCACCATTTTCAACTTCTCAGCGTCCGTCATGCTTTCCACCTCCCGTCACGCTACCGGTTCCTCAGTTTTCTTACGAGACTTCTTAATAACCGGAATAGGATTGTCCTCAGACAGATTGAACTTGGTAATGATTTCCTCACGGGTGAGGGCTACGGGGTTGTCGAGGGTATCAACAACCACCGTACCCATCACAACAGAGGTACTTTCCAGTTCACGCTGAGTAATCACCTTGTCCTTTGCGGTAAAGCCTACATTACGGAAGTGATCTCCCTCCCGTACATACACTTTCCCGTCAGAAACATAGAACATGGTGAACCTCCTTAGCCGTTGGTGATGATCTTCGCCAGCGCAATCGTCTTGGGGTCAGCCACGATAGACCAGTTGTCAGAAGCCGCAAGCTGAGCATCCGTGGGAGAAGCGGTGTAGCCGGACGTGGGCTTGGTAAAGCTGAAACCGTTGGGGTGCATGGTTTCGCGGATACGAGTCACCAGAGCGTCATAGCCGCCGCCCTTGAGAGCGTCACGGGTCAGCTCGGAAGGAATCTTCACGGGCGCAGGAGCATACTGGATAGCACCCAGACCCAGAACGTAGGTGGTATAGGTCGCTGCCTTGGAAGTATCCGCTGCGGTGGTGGGACAGCCATCGTCCACGATCACGGTCATGCCGTTCACCGTGCCGATACGCAGGGGGCGTTCCACGCCATTTGCGTCCGTGTACTTGAGGAAGTCCAGCAGCTTCAGGCCAGCCATGTTAGTGGCGACCTTACTGTGCATAAACACAAGCTGGAAAGCGTCCTGATTGTCGCCCACGGCCTTCTGGATAGCGTCACCGATAGTGGTTGCACCCATCTTGTTGGCGTCAGCAACGGTGGTAGAAGCGGAAGACAGGTCGGTGATGTGGTTCGCCCAGCCAGCAAACTCACCGCTGCCGGTCACGCCAAAGACCGCATTGAGGATTTTCAGCATGATGGACTGGCGCTGCTTCTGCCAATACTTGGACACCTGAGACACGATCTGCTGCATGGGGTCTGCACCGCTGTTGTAGTCAACGATAAAGTCCTTCTCCTTCCAGCCATGGGCACGACCGAACACAATGCCGTTCTGAGCGCCGCCAGCGGGGTCGGTCAGGGTGATGTCGGTTGCGCCATCGTAGTTCTCAGGAGTGCCGCCGATGATCTTGTAGAAGGGCAGGGTGTAGAAGTCAGAACCGTTGGCGATCAGCCGCGCCAGTTCTGCATTCGGGGCGACAGCGCCACTCTCAAACATGGCGGTCAGGGTGGGGTCTTTTGCGTTTGCCCAGTTGTAGTTAAACAGCTCAGGGTCAAACGGGAAGCCGAGATAAGAAGCCATAGTGTTATACCTCCATAATTACTTCAAAATTGTCTGCCAGTCAGAATGTTCCGCGATGAACTCCAACTGGGCTTTCGTGTCGAGTTTCAGAAAATCAGCCTTGGTCATCTCGCCGCCCTTACCACCGGCAGGAGGCTTGGGGGTGTCTTTCAGAACCTTGGCTTTTACATCTTTCTCATACTGTTCCAGAAACTTTTTCTGTGCGGCAAAGACCTTATCCATTTCACCATTTGCCATAGCGATAGCGGCTTCGGTTGCCAGCGGCTCAGGATAACCCTGCGCGGCGAAACTCGCCTTGTAACTGGAAACGGTCTTCTCCTTTTCCAACCCCGCCAGCTTGTTCTTCATTTCCTCGAACATCTGCTCATTTTCCAGCTTCTTGCGTTCTTCCGCAGAAAGCAGCTCATTGTGCTTCTTCTTCCAAGACGCAAGCTCGGAAGCGGTCTTGTCAAAGACATCTTTCCTCACATAGCCGGTATAATCAGGGTCGGGAAACTCATAGTTTGCGAGGGCTTCCGCTTTCTGCTCTGCGGTCATATTCGCAAAGCCTTCAATGGTGGAAACATCAATCTTTGCCATACAATCGTTCCTTTCTGCGCTTTTTAGAGTGCATCTCCGCACTATACCTTTGTGTTTACGGTTCTCTCCGTTTTGTGATTTAAGGCTTCTCTGCCTATTCAACGCCTTACGGCGATTAAACCAAAAGAAAAGGGCTACCAATACCTTTTCGGTATCGGTAGCCCGTAATGGCTGTCCCTATCGCCTATGCGATAGGCTGTTCATATTTCTTTTTGCTGCTGACCGCCCACACAACCACTTTCTCGTTCCGCTGTGCAATCTCAACGGTCTTTCCCATAGTCAAGATTTCTTCAATCTTTCTGACCGTCACTGGGGTCAGGCGGATTTCCTTCTCCATCGGGATTAACCTCCTTCTGCTTGGTTGTGAGTTCAGCGGCCTTTTTCTCCTGTTCCTCAGCGTAATCCATACTCATACGGTACGCGAGCTGCGGGTCGCTGAACATACCCGAATGTGTAAAGGCCAGAACAGGGGCAATCTTCGGATTGGCAAGCATAGTAGTCAATACGGTCGCTTTCTGAGCGATATTCTCATAATTGCGGCGAGTAAAGCGAACCTCTACGTTCGACAGCTTCAATTCCAGATCACTCAGATCGGAACAGATGTGCAGAACCAGCTTCAAGAACTCTTTTTCGGAGAGCTTGAACATCAGCTCGGAATCTTTTGCTCTGGCTTCCGCCGCCGACCAACCATCACGCATGATGACCGCAGAGCCGGTATCGCTGGTGGAAGAACCACCGTTGCGGTTCGGCATACCGCAGATCGTCAGCACCGTGTTATAGAGGTGATCGACCAGCGTTTGCGTTTGTGTCTGGTTCAATTCAGAGGTTATATATTTGATTTCAGCTTTGAACTGAGGATCGACATCTCTGAATTTAATTGCGCCATCTTTGCGCAACTTAGCGTAATCATCAGTATCGAGATTAACATTATGAAACAGCATGAGTGCTTGCACAAACTGTTCTATACCGTCAAGCCGGTTGCTGTCTACAGTATTGATCGCATCCAGCAGAGGGAGAACGATTTCAAATGCCCCCAAACGAGCGTTGTTTGCAGGGTATTCAATAATAGGAATACCAAGCGACTGTGCTTCTTCCCGGACAATCATGCTCTGGTTTTCAACCTCGAAATAGCGGTCTTTCGTATAAATGCTGTAAATCACCGCATCGTCCGACCGCTGAATGTACTTCACACCCATTACGGGTGGTTCACCGATGGAATTGGCATACACCACAAAAGCAAACCGAGGGTCGAGGGTGTAAATTTCGAAGGGAGCTTCATCGCTTTCCTTCTCAAACACGCTGTCAGGAAGCACCATGCGGTATGCCGTGCCACAGATGTGAAACCAATCTGCCAGTTCCTTGTCCTTTGCGGCCTTATCCTCGGAAAGGCAGTAGCCGTTCAAAGTAGTGATTTTATCGGCAACTGACTTGTTGTCACTTCGGCTGACGTACTGAATGGGTTCACCCATCAGGTAGCCAACTTTGAAGGACACGATCTCATTGGCACGGTTCTCGACCACCGTATTTTTAATTTCCGGGCGAACTTCCTTCTGGCGGTTCAGCACCGGCTGTCTACCCTTGTAGTAGGCATAGAGGTACTCCATATCCGCCTTGTTCGACCAATGCGTGATAAGTGCCTTTCTCAACACTTCCAGAACATTGTCCCGTGTGATCTCTGTCACATCAGTAAAGATTTTCTTACGACCGAAATGACCCAAGGCAGAATACCTCCCCTCTACCCATTTTCTCTCTTATCATTGTATCAAACTCTCCAATGGTTGTCAATAGTAAACTTTTAATTATACCATTCGCCACAGCGAAAGTAAAGGACTCAAATAGGCCGTTTGAAAACCTCCACCTTGCCCCCGGACAGCATACGGATTTCGTTCTCCAACAGGGAGAGGGAATCGGGAGCGTCATCGTGCGGAACCTTACCGGAGCGGGTATATGTGGTCACTTCCTTCATGAAATTCCAATATTGACTGCCTCGCTTGTAGGTAGAAGGGTGCTTGAAATAGAAGTTCTTCTTGATATTGTCCGAAGCGAACTCGATACGGGTCTGCTTATTGGAGATCGTGCGCTTCGTGCGGATACCAACAGAGTACCCACGCTCACGAATGATCTGGTCAACATCTCTGGCATAATACTGACCGGCATTGTTGGACTCAAAAACAGCAGAAGCAACTTTATTTTCAATCAGGCACTTGGCGCATTCCGGCTTCGTCACCTCAGCGGGGGAGTCATCGAAGACCACATCAACGATATACACATCGTTGCCGTAAATCTTCGCCACCGGCATGGAGGTCGAGTCTGAGCCGCTTTCCGCCGTATCGCCAACGGCGATGATGGTGTCCGGATCACGGTCTTTCGGCAGCTCAAAGAAGTAGTTCAGCTCTTCCTTGTTGAACAGCAGACCCTTCGCTTCAAAAGGCTGTTGCTGGAACTCGCTTTCAAACTGCTCTGCGCTCAGAAGCTCCCGCTGCTCCCGAAAATAGGCGGTGGTAAAAACCTTCTTGCCCTCCCGCTCGTACTCATAATTGCTCTCGTCCGTCACGAGATCGAGGGCGGGTATCTCAATAGCTCTCCAAGCCCAGCCCTCCCGCTGTGCGTGTTCCTGCACACGACCGATGGGGTCATACAGGGAATAGCGAGTACCGGTAAAGACCATCGGTGTACCTTCAATGGCACGACCCATGATATCGCCAGAGATCACTTCCCACTTGTCATCAAGCCGCTGGCGGTTCTTCGCTTCCTCACGACCCTCCACACAGTCATCGAGGTAGAGGACATTGGTGGCCTCGGACAATCCCACCTGCCGAGCGTCAATGGAACGACACATGATGGTGGGGAAACGGGACTTGCTTTTCAGGTTCACCGTCTTCGTGTCGGCATTGGTCTGCACCAGCCGCGCGTCCGGGAATACATCGTAGAACAGATATTCATTTGGAACGGTCAGGTATTCCAGACAGCCGTTGTAGAAGCTCTTTACAAGGTCATCGCCTGTCCCTTCCATCAGGGTAGAGCGGTCAGGGAACTTGCCTGAGAGCATATTCACGAAATTGATGCCTGTTTGAGACTTTCCCGCTCGTTTCGGCATGGAGATCGTCACAAGGCGCAGCTTCCCGTCCAGAACATCTTGAAACCCCTGCACCATCGGCCTGAGATAGTGCTTGCGGGGCGCATAAAACCGCTTTTCCGGCTTGCGGTCGAGTTCGATGTAGGTCATGAAAGAGTCAAAATCATGGGGCGCTTCAAAGAGAAGACACCGCCGCCACTGTTCATAGAACTTCGCTCCGCCGCCATGGACTACCTGATCTGCGGAGAGTGCCAGCAGCTCCTTGTTCATCTTATGCGCCGCCGAGAAATCCTCGGTTTCCCACTCCCGGCACAGAGAAAAGAGGTCGCTGTACGCTCCGTTATCTCCCGGTCGGCGGTCGATCACAGCTCGGATAGAGCCGGAGAGTTTTTCATAATTCATGTGCATTTCCTTTCCAACAAAAAAAACGAGCTACCCGTGCATTTCTACACAGATAGCCCGTCATGGCTGTTACTCCTGCCCTTGCAGAAGCCGATTATAAAATTTTGGGAATGATAAACGCCAACACCAAAAGGATGAATATCACTTCAATCACAAAACCAATAAACTTGAAAAAATATTTCATTGGGCTATCATCTCACAATCTGACCACGATCCCGCGCTAAGACATTCCCCAATAAAGGTAATCGTGTCTCCGACTTTTACGGTTTTGAGATTATCTTCTTGATCTTTCTCGAACTCAGCATAGAAAACAACAATAGTGTTATCAACTTTAGTTTCAAGAGTCAGGGTTGCTCCACCAGTAAGATTAAATAGGCCGTCGTTCGTCATCCCATCGATCTTAGCCGTGATTTGATAACGATTATGCTTATACATATCATCTGCCACCAGCTCGTTATCTTTATAGGCTCTATAAATCTCATCGAAGGTGGCCGTACCCACTTCGTTCGTTAGAGGCTCTGGTGTAGGAGTAACTTCGATCTTGGAATCTCCATTTTCCGTTAAGCTATCGTCTTGCCCGAAGATGGCGATTATCGAACTAATTGCGATAATAATTACGACAATCCAAAGCCAACGTCTTTTCTTCTTTGTCTTCATATTCACCCCGCCTTTCTCACCCGGTCATACCATGTGGAGCGACTGATACCAAGCTCCCGGCAGCAGTCCGCTACGGTAATAAGACCGTCTTTTTGTTTTTGAGCGAGTTTTTCAAACTGCTCGTCATCAATCTCGGAAGCGGGTCTACCGAACCCTCTGCCGGTCTTCACCGACACCCGCTTGCCATCGACAACCGGCATAGCGGCGATACCCTCAGCCTGCCGCTGCTTGGTCTTCTTACGCTCCTGTTCGGCAACAGCGCCAAGGACTTCGATCAGGATGTTATTGACCATTTCCAGCACCCATGTTTGGTCTTTGAAGTCAATCAGTGTGGTCGGAATGTCGAGGATACGGACGATCACACCCTTCTGCTTGAACCATTCCAGTTCTCGCTTCATTTCGTCCTTGTTGCGCCCAAAGCGGTCGAACTCCTTAACGATGACTTCATCACCTTCCTGCACAATGGCTTTCAGAGCATTGTACTGAGGACGGTCAAAACTGCTTCCCGTGATCTTGTCGCAGTACACATTCTCGTCAGGAATATCGAACTTCTCACGAGCGACCTTGAGCTGCCGAGCAAGGTTCTGTTCCTTGCTGGACACACGACCAAGGAAGTATTTCATGGTTCACTCCACCTCGTATCCACCGTCCGGCAGACGGGTATTGGCAGGAACAACGATGACCTTGTAATCCATCGCTCTGAGCATAGTGGTCAGCAGGGACACGGGAATGTCCTTGACATTTTTGTTATTCAGGCGTTCCCAAATCGTAGCGTTAGATACATTGAGTCTTTTTGCGAGTTCAGCATTGGAAAGAGACTTGGAAGCCATGATCTCTTTCAGGATTTCTCGACCTCTCATGTTTATCACCTCGGCTTTATTATATATATCAAGTATTTTATTGTCAAGCGTTTTCTTGAAATTGACCTTTTTATTTTTTGCGGGTATTTTTCAGCTCACCCCGCTCTCGCTGCCGCTGGCATATCCCCCGCCCCCGTCACCCATTCACGCCGCCCCGATCAGGCCGGAAAAGCGCAAAAAATAACCGCCCCGGAATAGCACCGGGGCGGCATTCACTTATTCAATTTCAATATTTCAATCAGAATTTGCACCGGCAGCAAAAGCAACAAAAGAATTAAATACACGCTTTCACCCGCCCTTTCAATTTGCCTTATATATCCATTGTCCAACCCGGACAACATCGCATTTATAGCCCCAAAAATTCCGGCGCATTCCCGCAATACTCCCGGATACATGGATACAAGGACAATTTACAACATACTTATTTCCGCCCGCATTTATCCACGCTTTTAACGACTTGTAATAATGCCCCGTTGTTTTCATTGTATAACCCACCTTTCAACCAACGCACACCCAAACAAAAGCGGGATTATATTTCCGGCCTTTATATGGCTTTACCGTGATATTACAAAAGCAATTTGCAACCCCTTGCACCCATGTAAGACGCTGTATAAACGCTTGCACCGTATCAGGGGATACAAGATAGCAGCTTGCGCCGTCGTGCTTTTTCCTTGCGTATACCATACTTTATACCCCCCCCGTTAAAATACCGTATCGACAACGGTTAGAATTGTTACCCACAAATCAATATATTGTGTGCTGTATCCGGTATAATCGCCCTTGTCAAATTCTGTTTTGCCCGTGATAACATAGCCAACTTGTTTTGCACCCCCGTCTGACAGATCGACGAACATAGCCGAAATGCCTTTAATTTCAAGCCCATTCAGGCCGCTATAATAGGCAATGCTTTTCCGATTTTCGCAGTATTCCCTTTTATTCATGACTGCAAACCCCCCTTATAAAATCCCTTGCAAGAATTTTTAAATCTTCCCGCTGCTGATTATAGGACAGGCTATAATCATAGCGAATTTTTTTGGCCTGTGTTTCGTACCATTCCCGCAATTCATAGGACGGGCGAATGTTTCCGACCGGGGCATATCCTGTTACAATGGCAACCCCGCCGCCCATATCGTAAATATCCGCGCCCCATCCTTCCCGGCGTACCGTATACGCAACCGGGCTTTCATAGCTTAAAAGGGTCTGCAATGCGCAATAGGGAACGCAAATAATTTTATTGAAATTCGCCCGAATTTCCTTTTGTGTTGTCTTGAATTTCATTTATTACACCCCTTTCAATAATTCATGTTGCTAGCCGCACGGCGGTTATACATGGCTTTCAAACTTTCGGCGGGTGTCATATCCGCGGCCATACTGTAATGGGGCTTTTCCTCCACTGGAAGCGCATTCCACCACGCTTTCCCGCCGCCCGCAACATCATAGAATGAAAGAAAACTATTTACATGGCGCATTGTAGTAGCAGAATAACCGCCCCACATACGAACGAACCGCCCCGCCGCCGTGATACGGCAAACAAAAGTATTATAGGACTGTAAAACTTTTTCGCCGTTGCCCGTTTCAATGATTTTCGCCTTTCCGTAAAAACTTTTTGCCCGATCAGAACCGCAAACAGGTAAATCAAAAATCTTTTTCATAATGTAAACCCCTTTCAAACTCAAATTTGATTATCAAGCGTTTTATTGATGATTTGAGTATATCAAGCGTTTTATTGATTGTCAAGCGTTTTATTGATATTTCATCAAGTTTTTTATTGACGCTTGCAACCGTCTGAAAAACTACACTTTTTTGTACTATACATTATAAAGGGCAAAAAACGCGGCCCCGATCAGGCCGGAATTCGCCGCCGATCAGCCGGGAAAAAGAAAAGCCGCCGACCCCGTGGGGAGATCGGCAGCTCTATCAAAGTCGCTGACCCTCGCCGGAAAGTCGCAAAGTCGTTCGGGCGAAAGTCGCAAAAGTCGTGGGAAAGTCGTAAAGTCGCTCGGCATAGTCGTAAGCCATAGTCGCAAAAGTCGTGAAAGTCGCTCAATCCTCCGAGTCATAGTCGCCGGACGCACCCACCACATCTTCGAGGTACTTCTTTTCCAAGTCCTCGGCAGGAACCTGATCTCCGAGTTGCTGGTTGGGTGTCAACACGACCTCTTGCTTGTCCGCATAGCCCATGTTGTTCTTCATCAGGAAGATACCAGCAACCGGATTGATCTTCCCGTTCTGCATATAGTTCTCCATCTGAGCGTTCAAAAAATAATACGCTTTTTTTAGCGAGTCTCTGCTTTCAGAGGGGATATAGGCACTATCAATACCATTAACCCACTTCCACAGAGTTCTTCTATCAATACCGAACGCCAATGCCATACCTGCAACAGAAGGTTTCATATCATCTTCGGCACAAATCCGAAAGTAATTTCCAATACGCTCAGTCACAGCTTCCGGCTTGGTCATATCCACAGCAGGCCAGCCCCACATTTTCAGATCGTGTTCGAGAAACTTTCGATTATCTCCCGGTTGAAGCTGTGCCGTACTATCAGGTCTCTTATTGCCGCCAGTACCCTTCGGTCTGCCACGACCACGCTTTTCAACAATTTCATCTGCCATGCTCTGTACCCTCCTTCATCACAGTCTCAATTTCAATACGCCCGATATAAAGGTCGTGCCCTTTTTCTCGCAGTTCGTTTATCATCCTCTTTACCAGATAGACTTCTTCACCATCAAGAATAACCGTCATTCGGGCAATCTCTTTCAACATAGTCGGTTTCTCCTTTCCATACTAATCGCTAATTTTTTCAGCCAATATTTTAATACAGTTCGTGAGTGCGTTAATTTCCCCTCTCTGCCGAGTCAGCGCTTCCATACACTTATCGACACTCGCACTAAGCTCTCGGTTTTCATCTTCAAGTTTAGTACAATAATGCTTCCTCTCAATCAACTGATTATTAAGATCATCAATCTTATTACGCAGTTCATTTTCCAGCGTTTCAGTCATAGTCGTTTTCTCCTTTCAAAGTCGCCAAGGTGATAAAGGTGAGTAATCGGGTGCATTTCCCTATAACTATTTCTATATACGCGCGTATAAGAGAGAGTTATAGGCATTTATGCCCGATTACTCACCTAACTCACCTAAAATACGAAAAACAATTTTTCAAAACACGCCAATTTGAAAAAAGTCTTTGCAAAAACACTCACCTTTATCACCTTTATCACCTAACGGCGGCGCCCGATGTAGTCATCAATGCTAATCCGCAATGCATCTGCAAGCAGCTCGATAGTATCAATTCGCCCATTTCGCGCCGTGCCACGTTCCAGTGCGTAGATCGTGGTCGTGGGCACACCTGAAATCCGCGACAGTTGTGCTGCTGACAACTTAGCCCTATTACGTGCTTTACGCATACTCTCGCCCTTTGTCATTACCATTTTGCCTTTCCTCCGTAACTGCAAAAGTCATCTTTCTCGGTTGCGCGTATCCCGACCTCATGCCCGCCGAGCAATTTAACGTCTTTAATGCACACAGCGCCACCAGAGGTGTATTCTCGAAAATGCTTGCAATCCCTACACCGTACAATAGGCACAGCGTCTACAGTTTTTGCCTTTTTGATTGATTCATTTACGTCTCGGAGTGGAACACACAGAATCCCATGGTTGTCATACCCGAACTCGTATCTAAGTTCTAATGCATCAGCGTCAATCAAGCGCATCGCTATCACCGCCCATCCTTGCGCCGTAGCTACAAAAGTCGTCATAGTTTTCTCTGTCCATGTGGCATGAACACCATCCAAGCCGCGGCTTATTGTATGATCGGCATTGATAACAGCGCACCGCAGGCGCAACGTCTGCGGCAGGCATATCCGCAAGCAGCCGCTTCGCGTCTGTCATTGTGGCGCTTGGCGTTGTGACCTCCAATGCGGTTAGCTTGGCAATCGCCGTTCCGCGCTCGATGTATTCGGCCATTGACTTCACCCCCGTTTACTGCGCACCGTCCAGCAGAGAATCGCGCAGAAAGCTGATTTCTTACCGCAGCGCATCAATCATCTTATCTTTACGCACGAGCATCTCTTCACAAATTGCGCAGTTCGCAATCAGTTCCAAAGAATTGGATTCAAATTTAAGGTGCTGGAAGTGTTCTTCGCGCGCATATTTCAGCAACATCTGCACCGCACATCGAGCTGCCGGGGAAAAATCAGTACAAGAGTACGGTCGATCCAGAAGCTCCTGTACGTTTTTGATTTCTTCTGCGTCCGGCGTAAAGTCAAACTCTTGTGTATAGTTTCCCCATTTCTTGTCACCCATGGCGCCTTTCCTTTCTTTCAAAATCGTGGAGGGAGATCATCTTTTCACGAGTGAGTTTGTCAACCACCCGACCGATCTCTGAGTAGCCGCAGACCGCCGCCAGCCGTTCAAGGTTGCCCTTGGTCTGTGCCGTGACTACGATGGAAATACGGCGGAGGTTCTTTTTCTCAGTCTTCATCGCTTTCCTCCGGTTCATGGAAAAACTGCGAAATATCACTCATACTCCACATCCTATCATCCCAAATGACAGAATGAAGATAGCCGTCCCGCATATAAACCTTTCGTACTCCGTGAACAACCAGTGGGTTCACAAAGGAGTTGCCGAATTGTCGTTTCATTTGAACTTCAAACTCATGTTTGAAAACAATGGTTAGTTTCATTATGACGCTCCTTTCAGTCTGAGATTCTTGTAGACGGGGTAGCCCTGATACACGACTTTGCCGCCGTGCCACTCAGGGTGCGTTTCCATGTCGGCATTGAACCGTTTGGCAGAACAGGCAAAGTACCCGTTGGACTTGCACCAAATCTTATAAGCGTCAAAAAGGGACTTTGAGCGGATATTGACTCCCTCGGCCTGCTCACAGCGTTCTTCGAGGAATTGCAGGCACAGGTCGTTGTCACGCTCGTACTGGTTAACCACCTTCCGCATAGCGGGAGACATTTTCAGGCCAAAACGCTTGTACTTGAAGTACCCGGCGACCAGCCAAGCGAAAATGCCCTGCATAGCTTCCTGCGTCTGGAACTCATTTTTCAGGTTCTTGTCCTGCTCCGCTTCGGTGAAGTGACGGTTGAACTCAATGACCCGCACACGGTCGGAAGCGAACAGGGACTTGTCGCTAACGGTGGGAAGATCGTTGCAGGAGAGCCAGAGGGTGAACTGCGGCAAGAAGGTTGTAGCAGTCTCATAGAGGTTCCGAGCCTTGATTTCCTCGCCGCCTGTGAGCTGCTTGATTGTTTCCTCGTCCAGCTTGCCATACTGATTACTCTCAGCCATCGTGACGAACCGTTTGCCTTTCAGAGAAGCCAGCATGGGGTTTGCTGCTTCGGCGTTCTTCGACCGCTCCGCCTTGCAGATGATCGACACGGGGGACACGGAAGCATAATCACCGAGAAGGTGATGAATTGCCGAGAGCATGGTGGACTTGCCGTTACGAGTGGTCTTACCATGGAGAATGAACATACATTCCTCGTTTGCCACGCCCAGCATAGAGTACCCCAGCGCCTTTTGCAGATAGTCAGCCTTGTCTTCGTCATTGCACGTGACCTCCGCAATAAACTTCTCCCAGCGGCGGCACCGTGCGTCCTGCAAGGTGTAGTTGAAGTTGGTCTGCATAGTCAGAAAGTCGTGCCAGTCATGCTCCCGAAACTCCATCTTTTCGAGATCGAAAGTGCCATTCTTACAGTTGATAAGGTAGGGATTTGCGTCAAACTCCGCCGATGCGATGGGAAGCACACTGGCAGCGTCCTTCATCAGCCGGTCACGGAAGCGCCGGTCGCCCATCTTCACGATGAACTTCATGTACTCGGTGCGGCGTTCTTCGTTGGCGATCTCGCCACAGTAGAGAGCCATCAGGCGGCAGAATTCTTTGATCTTCTCCGCTACCAGCAGAGAACCCGTGTCTTTGCGCCATGCACCATCTTTGTAAGTAAACCAGCTTTTCGCTTCGGGGCAGTAGCGGGTATCATTCTTGTAACATTCAGAGAACAGCTCCGCCATGCCGGATTCGTCCCACGAATACCCCGTGCCGCTGATCGGGTGGCTATGCTCAGGCTGTGCTTCCTTAATCTGAAACATCACACGGGACTGAGCTTCGTCCATGATGTAACGACCGTTGGAGAGCTGGAAAAGAGCCTGTTCTTCAGGAGCTGCCATAACTTCATCACTCATGGATTTCACCTCTTTTGTCTTTTCCGTTTGGATTAAAGTTGGAAAGTGCGCTTTTACAAGCTTGAACACCCATCTCATAACCGTCTTTTTCACGACCGCTTAGACGCTTGCGATATAACCGCTCTTTATCAAGTAGGGCAGATAGCGCCATCTGCAAACTGTCATATTCGAGTTTTGTCATTATTTACACCTCCCCATAAGGTATCATAATTACCTCCAATACTTGAAGCGGTCATAGTAGTCCATCTCTCGTGCCTTTTGGCGCTTCTCCAACTCTTTCTGCCGCTCATATTCTTTTCTCTCACGCTGGTATTTCTCGCATTTTGCATGACAGCCAGCGTACCTGTCAGGGCAACCGTAACAGCACTTGATAGCATTCATCGTCTATACCTCGTCACTGAATTTACAATTAGTTCGACCTCGGACTGCGGGAGAGGAGGCTTGCAGGCTCGGGAGTTGGCGTACAACAGCTCTTTGTAAATTTCCGCTTTGGTGTAACCTTGGTTATGGAGCTGACCCGCCAGAGAAGTCAGGCTGAGGTTCCGACTTCCCGGTGTGATCGGCGGGTATTCGGGCTTCAAATGCAGCTTGCCGTTTTCAGGGCGGCGATAGATGGGAGAATAGATACGCTGAGGGACAACCGTACCTGAGCTACTTTCCTTCGGTGTGTCGGGAAAATACTTCTCGATCACATAGTCAATCGCTAACTGGTTTTCAACAATCTCGGAGAAGATCAAAACCTCGCCGGTCATGATGAAGTACCGATTGCTCTTGTAAATCTCCACGGCGGCACGATTGTTCTTGCCCTTGAAGGGCAGCTCACCACGAACGAGAATGTGCACCCCTCTCCCGCTTCTGGACTTTTCCGTGTAAGACTGACAATGACCGATAATGTCTGCCGCCAGCGGGTTTAGAAGCCCGTCAGTAAAGCCATCGTCAATGTCGATACCGATTATCCCGTTGCCGTGAAATACATAGCCAAGACCGTCATAGTAGCCGTGCTGGACATTGTGTTCAGCGTCAATGTAATTTGACCATGTATCCGGGTTAGATGAAGAAGCCGCCTTTCTGACAGTGGCCTGCATGGGAACTTTCGACCCATTCCACACATTGACCCATGCCTTTTCCCCTCGAAGCTCAGCGGGTATATTCTCATACATTGTTGCCACCTCAGCTTTCATACGGGCTGGGCAAAGACCAGTCCCATCTATCACCGCCACGGTAGGCGTTGCGGAAGTGATTCCTCTCGTCATCGCCAGAGAACCATAGGTAATCCGCAGGGAGGACACGACCAACCTCAACCTGACCTTCTCTCTCTGCATACCAGCGGGATAACACATCTATACAGAGAGTAATCAAATCGTCATCGATCGGATTTTTCGCGTTGTACCCTACGAATTGTTTGGGTGTAGTCACGACCGTTATAATATCGCCGTAGCCATGATCGACACGGTTGAGTACGCACCACACACAAGCAGCTTTCTCAGCGTCAGAGCTGACCCCTCTGGCTTCTCCCCATAGCATTTTCGCCAGTACAATCACTTCCTCGTCTGTCCACGGCTGAGGTGTCACCTCCGGCTCTGATTCCGGTGTGACTACCTCTACCGCCTCGACAACGGGAGAAGGTTCTTCAACCTCAACCGTGGGCATTTTCCAACAGAGAACGGTGATAATGATGACGAACCACAGGGAGATTGTAATTGTTAGCTCTCGCAAGGAGTCTTGACCTTGCTGGACTTGGGCTTTGTCGAGGTTCCAGCAAAATAGAACTTGTCATCTACGCAGATGGGGAAATCGGGAAAGAGCTTGCTGGCGGTCTGCGTTCCACGGGAGCAAATCTGCTCTGCCACCGCAAGCGACATTTCATCTTTCACGAAGTCTTTTCCAGCAGCCATGATATACGGCACTTCGCCGTCAATGCTTTTCAGTTTCATTAGAATCTCTCCTTTCACGGTTCCATGCTTCAACATCAACGCCGATACGCTTCAACATTTCTTTGCAGAGCCATGTGTAATCGTCCGGCATTTGATAATACTGGATAAGGCGGTCATGCTCGGCAGAGAAAGCGTCATAGAATTTCCGCAGGCGCTTCTTGCCGAAACCAAGGTGGACATGGAGGGTGTAAAGCACCATAGCGTCAATGTCATCGGCGTACCGCCTGTCGGTTTCCACGATCTGACGATTGATTTCCATCTCCATCGCTTTTCTCTCGGCGGCGCTCAGAACCGCACCAAACACCTTGCCGCCAGCTTTCTTCACCTTCATGACTCAATATCCTCAAAGAAGACGGGGTAGGCCATTTTGAATTTGTTGAGTAATTCGCTGGCAACCACTCGCATATCAGGATGAGCCGCAGGAGCGCAACGGAGTTTACAGAAGTGCCGCCATTCTCTGAGGTCGGCGGTCATGACCACCTCAGTCTTCAAGCTGTTCGGAAGGACAGATCGAGCTTCCTGCGGGGTGCAACCCTCGTTCAGCAGATCAAAGTAGGCAACCTCCGCTTGCTTGCACGTTCGTTGCCAAATCCGGTATGTAGAATCTTCTTTATCAAACGTAGAGGGGCGAATAACGGTGATTTCACTGCCGAAGCCCTCCTTGCCGTAATTGCAGTACCGAGTGGACTCCTGACAGAACGCCGCCAGACGATGGCGGACGATCTCATGGCTCACGCCCCGGTCGCAGATGAAGCGGACAGTGAGAGAGCCATGCTCAATGACAGCTTCGTGACCCCGTTTGATAATGCCCCGGACGAATTTCTCTGCACTTCCGTCCGTGATTTTATCCTCGGACTTGTAACAAGTACGCCCAGCGGCTTCGATGGTGGTCAGAAGGGTCTTATATTCGGGAGCGTTGATAAGCTCCACGGAAGGTTCAATGATTTTCATGCCTTACACCCCCGCAACATGGCTTGCCAGCATATCGGCTTGATGTGTCCACAGCACATTCGGGTACTGGCTGACTGCTCTGGTGTAGTCATTCCACTCAGATTTGTCGGTGAAAGCGCCCATGTGGTAGCGGATACACATGATTTCTTCATCGGTCAGCGTGTAAAACTGAGAGAGAAGCATAACGGACTTATCGCCGTGACCTTTCAGGAGGGTGTCGGGGTTGTACTCCCATTTGAATGAGTTCACGACAGTCACACCGTCTGTAATCAAGTGACTTGCCGGGTGACGGTACTGGTCGATCTTGCACAGGTCATGGAACATACCCACGATGTAAGGAGAGCGAGGATTCTTCCATGTCAGGCGATTGTCCTCGGTGAGTCGGACAAGGAACTTCGCTACTGCAAAGGAATGGTCAAACAAGCCACCTTCATAATTCCCGTGATATTTTGTAGATGCCGGGGCAGTAAAGAAGTGGTTTAATGAAAGATACTTCAACATATCAGGTGAAACCAAATCTTCATCGCCAGAAGATGCCATGAAATCTACGAAGTCGGGGACACTGTTTCTCCATTCGCTGTCAGGCATTTTCGTACTCCTTTCTGTGAATACTTTTTTCGCTGTCGAACCCGTCAGGGTAACGAGCCAGCAGCTTATCGACATTGTGCTGTGCCACATATTCGAGGGTAACGCCCAAGCCGGTCGCCAACTGTGCGACATACCAGAGAACATCGCCCAGCTCGTCAACCATCTTCATCGGGTCGAAGTCATGACCCTGAAACTCGGTCTTTTTCAGAATGTCAATGCACTCTCCGGCTTCGCCGTTCAGACCGTAACAGCCGTTGCGAACCTTATCCCACGAGGTCAGGTCGCCGGAGGTGCGCTCGGCGGCTTTCTGATAATCATTCAGCGTCATTTCGATACCTTCCTTTCGGCATAACTACAAAAATCGGTGGCATGAGGAAGTTTCCCGTTTTTATCGTGCATACCACTTGCGCTAAGGGGGCAACCTTCCTCGTGCATATACCACACGCAGTCTTTACACCGTACTACTTGTACAAGGTCGTTGTTCTCATTCATCTTTCGTGACCTCCTTTTCCAACTCTGCATACAACATCATGTGACCGAAGACGGACTCGGACTGGCCGATAGGCCGCAGAACGGTTCTCTTTTTCAGAGTCCACCCATCACGCAGAGCCGCATTTACTTCATCGTCAAAGAGGGTGGGATTGTCCAGACGGTTCCGAATGGTTTTAATCTGCAACATCTTCCGCAACCTCCATTTCCAGTACCGTCATAATGGCGTAGTTGGCGAGGTCAATCAGGGTGTCTCGGATAGACTCGTCATTGACCTTCTGCCCATCGCCACGGGAGAGGGTCTTGAAGCGGCTGAACTTATCTCCCAACCGAATACGAGCCATCGCCATTCCTTCTTCGATGAAGGTCTGGTGGAAGCTGTCACCGTAGTCATGGTTCTTACGCTCGTAAAGATCGTTGATCTCCTTGCAGATTTCAGCGTGGCGCTGAACCTTGGAGAGCGAACAAATATAGGCTTCTGCCATTGTAGCTTATCCTCACTTTCAACATAGCTTTCAACATACCATTGGCGAGGGAGAGCGTTTTATTTTAGCCCTCCCTCGCACTCGCTATTAGCCAAGGAGAGCTGCCAAATCCATCGGGGTCTTCGGAGCGGTCTGAGAAGCCGCAGGAGCGGTTTTAACAGCAGTGGCGGCAACCGTATTGCCGGAGCCGCTCCATCCCTCAGATGGGCGTTTATCAGCCAGACGGACAAAGGTAATGCTCTGTCCGGGCTTCCTCTTGTTCTCCTGAACATCATGCTCCACATCGCACTCGATGAAGTGGCCAATCAGGTCGGTGTGGTCGATCTCGGTCAGATCGAAATTGCCGAGGGCAGTCTTGGCGAAGTAGCTGAAAGCGTTGTATGCACCCTCGTTGGGAGAGCCATCGGATTTCAGCAGAGAGAAGCGCTCGATGTGCTTACTGCCGGTCTGCGTCTGCATATAGACTTCCAGCTTGCCGAAGTCTTCCTTGTACTTCACATCGGTAATCTGAAAGACATGAGTACCTTCGGGAATGAGGGTGAAACCCTCGGTGAGTCCGATTTTAGCCATTGTTTTTGTCCTCCTTCATGGTGTGGAAATTGAGCTGTTCTGTGTACTCGCAGGGGAAGATGATACCAACCAACTGGTCTTCGTCATCGGGGTACTTGGCGTACTGCTTGACCAACAGGGCTTTCGGTACGCTCTTGTCGCTGTCCAGATCGTAAGCGTACAAGATTTCGCAGAAATCAGACTTCTCGATCAGCGACCAGTCATCATTGGTGATGGGAAGGGTCATGGTGCTGTCCTGCGTAGCGAAGATGCGAACACAATCCTTGATTGCCCAGTCCGGCTCAGGCATGATTGCCTTAACCAGCTCGGCATACTCGGTGCAACCGACCTGAGAAATCAGGCGACCAATGCCGTCAGGCATTTTCTCGTTGCTGTACCCGGTCACGCTGCGGATATCATCGGGAATAAGCATAAGTACAGACGGGGAAGCAAGCCAGCGTTCGTCCTTGTACTCGTAGATAGCGCCACCATCAGGGGCGAGGGACTTCACGAACTTGGAAAACTTCATAGGTCAATCCTCCTTTTAGGCATAGCCTTTATCCATTTTTTAATTTTCCAAAAGGTCAGAACTGAGGGGCAAGTTGCAGCCCATCGTTCAAATTCGGCGGCAAATTCCAAGCGCTCCTTTAACCGTTTCCGGTGTTCCCGTTTCTCACTCAAATCAATCACCAACTTTCAGCGCTTTCGGGGAAATGCGGTAACTGTCCTCAGTGGTCGTGTACTTCGCCAGAATGCCGTCTGCTTTCATAGCGTCTTTGTTGATCTTTGAGGTGGAAGTACGGCTGACCTCCCAATTATAGGCAGAACCAGCGATAGACACCTTCTTGTCACCGTTACGGAACTGAGCGATTGCAGCTTTCTTAATCATGTCGGTCAAGACCTGGTACCGCTTCTCGTCCTCGGCCACCTCAGCGGCGTGGGCGTCCAGCTTGGCTTTCAGGTCTTCGGCTTCCTTGACCAGCGCCGCCATATCCGTTTCAGGAGACAGGTTGTTGGTGCGAAGGGCTTTCAAGATTTCAGCGTCCTTGCGCTCGTCAAAGGCGGGAGAAATACCGCTCTCAACGAAGTCCTTCCACCATTTCAGGGCAGGCTTCACATACTTCTTCTCGAAATCAGGATACCGCTCAGACACCTTGAAGGGACGGGTGATAGTATTCTCACCGCTACACACGAACTTCTCAGGATTGTCGTAATCCTTGGGTTCGAGGAAGGAAGCGACCATGATAACCTCGTCCACGCCGAGAAGGTAAGCGTACAACGCCGCCTGCAAAGCGTAATACTCAGGAATATCGTCCTTCCAGTCCTCGACACGCTTGGAAGTCTTCATTTCGAGGACGGTGGTGGGCTTACCATCTTTGCCATAGAGCAAGTAGTCCCACATACCGCCGAGAACGGGGCTTTCCTTGAAGAAGTCACCGTAGGTCTGACGGAAGTAGTCTTTGCCCCAAATGTCGGTCGGTGTGACCAGATTGCTCATGAAGTAGGTCTGCTTCATATACTCGGCCTGCTTAGGCTCGATGGTCTTACCGGCGATGGTGTAGATCGTATCCTCGAACGGCTTCTGATAGGTGCGAGTTACTTCGCACCAAATCTCGAACGGCGTAGACCACGGGTTCAGACCGAGGATAGTAGCAAAGCGAGTACCGGTCAGCTTCTTCGGACGCTTGGGAGGGATAATCTGAATTTTGTTGCCGTCAAGCCATTCCACACTTTAGCCCTCCTTTGTCGCTTTCATTTCGTAGCCAGCCAGCATATCGTTCACGCCCTCGATCAGAGCGTCACACTTGTCGGCTTCGATCTTGGAGAAGCCCTCGGTCTTCATGGCGACGGTCTGCACGAACTGTTCCTGCTCTGCGTCAATATCCATGAGCTTTTTCAGCAGACTTTTCAGCGTACTGACCTGTTCCTTGGTAGCCGCACCAGCAGGAGCGCCAGTCAGTTCCTTCTTGATTTCCTGACGCTGTGCAGTGGTCACAGGGGACTTCTTGATGACGGCGGGAGCGGGAGTTGTGTCAAACTCGCCGCTGTCGATACTGTCATGCTCCACAATGTCAAGAACGAGCTGCCACAGGTAGCGGCGAATGTAGGTGATGGAGCTGCCGGTCGCCTGCATTTCGTTTGTGACCTGATTGCCAGCATTGGACACGATGGGGGCGATGGGGGTGTACGGTGCAACAAAATCAATGAAGTCCTCACGGTCATTGACATTGTAGACACGAGCGGTCGCCTTGTCGCCGTACATGGACGGAACCATCATCAGACCGATTTCAAGGAAAATCTGCTCGGCCTTGGGAACAATGTCCGCCAGCTCGAAATACTTATATTCGAGCTTCATGTGCTTGCCGCTCTTGTCCACGCCAGCTTCGAGGAAGCGCACACGGGCAAGCTGCAACTTCTGGAACACATTCATGGTGGAATAATCCACCGCCGCAGTCTCAGCGGCTTTCTTGGTAGTAGCCATATTTATACCTCCAACATTTCTAATAATTTTTTCTTAATGGAATTGACTCTGCGGGTATTTCGCTTGGGCGGCTTCTCTCCGAGGAAATCTCGGACATAACGCCGTGCCAGCCGGATATACCAGTCACGGTCAACCACATCAATCGTCAGGTGGTTGTCGTTGTCTACGACACATTTTGTGGGGAGTCCTGCAATCTTGACGGGATTGCCAGTGCCGAGGTGGATTTTGTAGAGGGTTCCATACCGATGATCTTCCGTGGCATATACCCGGTTGACCTTCTGTACGACCTCCATCTGACCGTCTACTTCATGAAGAGCGTCACTGTATTTGCTCCCGGCCTTGGCGACCAACTGGAAGTCCAGCAGGCGGTCACAGCTCATGATGGTATCTTCGACCGGGATACCGTAGGCCAGATAATCCTTGACGGCCTTGGCAACCACACAGGCATTGTTGTTGATGTTAAACGCTCCTGCCGGGGCAATTCCACGAACGAGAACGCCGCCCTTGATTTTGGGGTCGCCCTCAAAGGGAACTTCAACATAATTGTTTACATCTTTCTGACAGATGGATTTCACGGTATCTTCTTCAAGCTCGAACCCCGTGCGCTCTTGCCATTCGCTCGTGATTTCTAAGACTTTCTGGTATTCGTCTTCATCAAAGCTGACCATGATACCATCGGTGTTTAGCTGAATAACCTTTAAGGTCTTACAGTCTGTTACCAAATGATTTGCCAACTCCAACAAAAATAGCTGGCCTGAAATACATACTGATCTTCCCATGAGAGGGTCATACAGCGGGTTATAGCGGTTCAACATAGCCCCATAGGTGGTGTTCAGTACCAGTTTCAAAGCGTTCGCCGTAGCTTTGTCACCCGCTCTTTTTGCCTTTACTCGCCGCTCAATGGTGGCGGCGTAGACATCGGGAGAAGGGATATTTCGAGAAGTATATCCCATTAGTATCATCAAATGCGGATTCAGTAGTAGGAAGCAACATCATAGTTCCTAATCATTCGCTTTCCCACTCAAATCACCGCCTTTCTTCTGGACGGACGAAGAAGATACTCACCGTCCTCATGATGGTCAGTCACTCTCTTTTTCAAAGTGTTGTACGAGATGTTGAGTTCTCTACTCCACTCCATCAGAGATTGCCGTTTCCCGAACGCAGTAACAAAATGTGTCGTAGAACGGTTACAACAATTCTGACTTGGCGTAACCCATCGACAATTATCAGGGGAATACCCCTTGTCATTGTCAATGCGGTCAATGGTCAAGTCATTACGGTAGCCGTGTGACAAAGCCCATTCCTTGAAGTTGTTCCGTGTTCGCCATTCGTGGCAAACGGTAATACCTCGTCCGCCGTAACGGGGAAGTAGGTTGAGTTCGGGTTAGTGCAACGCTGAATCATGTTGAAATGAATAATGTCCAACCTGTCTCTCATATTTCACCTTCCTCTCGGTAACACGGGATAGCCCCGTGAATACCACCGTAGGCGATAGTACAAGGACAGCCGCCTACCATCAGATCGAGCTTTTCCTTGAACACCACTTCGTCAGGAATACTCTCGTCCTTCAACCGTTCGAAGAAGTCGAACACTTCCTGCGGAATGTACTGACGAAGCAGCTTCGGCGGATACTGATATTCCCGCTCGTCATAGTGCGGCTTTTGCTCTGCGTCAAGGTAAGCAGCGGTCAGCTTGGCGTTGGTCATGTAGAGGGCTTTTGCAGGATACAGCCCCTTTTCACGACCCAGCGTGAGCTTACTGGACAGGTAGCCTTGGCGAAGATCGTCCAGCCTGTCAGTTGCGTCAACATCATGGCGGCAGTAGAACTCGACCTCTTGCTTCTCGTCCTCAGTCAGAGGGCGGTCGATGTTGAACGGAACGGTGGTTTCACGAATGTCCATTCCGAGGTGCGCTTCGATTGCTTTTAAGGACAAACCCATCTGGCAATCGTCCATCAGGTCATATTGATCGAAGAAAATCCCGCAGTCACGGAGAGGGGCGTACTCCCAGCCCTCGTGACCACCAACGATGATAAAATCGTTGACCGCTTTAACTTCCTCCGGCGTGAAACCTGAGAGAACCGCTTTCAGAATGAATTGGTCATAGTGCTTATTGTTGAACCCAGCCAACAGGGGTTCTTGGGTCATGAATTGTTCGACCGCTTCATTGTCATTCCAGATGACGGTGTATTCCCCCGTGACCTTGTTTTTGAAGACAAAAAGCCAATCGTAGGCAAACACCTCGCAGTCAAAAATGAAAGGTTCAAGGTTCAGCGGTATCACCTCCTAATACTGCGCCCCATTGTTGCGCCATAGCGTCCGCAATACCGGGGAATGTTTTTGAACGGGCTTTGGAATTGTGAGGTATCCTTGCCCCGTAGCTGTCCCCCCCCCGCCTTGCGGCCTGTTCCGGCAGGAACAAAGGGCTTCCATTCTGCAAGAACATGGGTGTAAACCAACGGTGGAAGGTTTTTCAACCAAAGATAGGTGAGTTTGCTCCACGGGTCGCCAAATTGATAGGGCTGTATTCGCTGATCCTCTTTTGGCAATTCAACGATTTTAAGAGGGCGGGGGTTCTCAATAGCCACTCGATCACAGTCAGCATTTAGAAATCGAAGGAAAAATGCTTTGGCTTCCATCGCCTTTTGAAATCGAGCTTTATCAATTTGACCCTTACGAGGATACATTCGACACGCTCCCGCATTACTCATGAAAGTGCAAGGCGGGTGAGCAATTATCAAATCCCACCGCTCAACATAGTGAGCTTTTCCGTCTTCGGTTTTGAAAACCAGATACCGTCCGAGTAACAATAGAGCATCTGCCTTGATGTGCCATTCCGGGTGTCCGCCTGAACACTCCTGAATGTCACAGGAGTAGGCTTCATACCCTAAATGCCGAAATGCAATACAGACAGCTTGGCTTTCCTCGCAGGCAACGAGAACCTTTATATCAGTTCTCTCCGTCAATGAACTTGCACCCCGCTTTCCGGTAGGTGGTACACCGCTTCTTGTAACTTCTCACGAGGTACTGGATACCATCGTCCACATAATCGTAGGCGATGGGTTCACCCTTTCCCTCGAAGGTACGAGCGATACGACCAATGCTCTGAGTTATCACAGCATAGTCTTTCTGCGGCGTAGTCAGGTACAGCCGGTCGAGCCGAGGAATATCCAAGCCTTCTTTCGCCAGAGAATAAGTGGCGAACAGATACCGCTTGCGTCCCTGCCGCATTTCCTCAATGGCCTGTTCTCGGAGAGCTTTGGCTTTCTTCGTGGTCATCTTTCCATCAATCATGACGGCCTGTTCCCTTAACTGCCGAGGAAGGTGGTTCATCAGATATTCCAGATGGTTCAGACGGTCGGAAAGAATGAGATTGTAATGATCTTGGTTCTCGACCAGATCGGCAGCAATTAGCTCGTTACGGTCATACCTATCAGCGAGGAAATTGACCAACTTAGCGTAAATGATCGTACCGTCCGTGTCCAAGAACTCACGGCTGAGTCCTTGATGGGTAGCACGGGGCAGAACGCTGACGGTCATGATCTTGTCTTTCACCGCTTCCTCCGGCACTTGATAGGCAATCCCACCCAACAGGGCGTAAGTGGCGGCAATCATACCGTCTGCCCTGTGAACTGTAGCGGACAAGCCGTACTTGTGACGAGCTGCCAGAGCGTTCAGCACCTTCGAGAACTGCGTCATAGCGGTCGGGGTTCCGGCCACACGGTGGCACTCGTCCACGATGATACAATCCCAAACATCACGGTACTGGCTCAGATCGAGATTGCACATAGTCTGTACCGTTGCGAAGGTGATTGCCTTGCCGATTTGAACCCTACCTTCGGTGATCGTGCCAGTCAAAGAAGGACTCATATACTGCTCCGCTCGGCTTTTGCTCTGTACGAGCAAATCCCGTGTATGGGTCAGCCAGAGTGTCCTTCGACCTGTATCTGCCGCAACAGCAATTCCGATCTGTGTCTTACCGCACCCCGCAGGAGCTTGAAGGATACCGTAGTAGGCTGTTATCAGGGCTTCCTTGGCTTCCACTTGGTAGTCATAGAGCGGAATGGTGCAACCGAAGTCCACCTCGGTCGGCGTGGGAAGATTGACCTTCATGTGGCAATCGTCCATCGCCAGCACATCGTTCAAGCACCCGTAGGGAAGAACCAGTGTATCACCGTCCCATTGGAACAGGTACAACTTCTCAGGACTATTGCCTGTCCAGAAACCCATACGTTTTTTCTTGATGTAGTCAGGATTAGAAAGGATGAGCTGCTGCTTACACCACGCGATCATCTGTTCGGAAGGGTTTTCAATTCGGAGCTGGTTGCCAACAGTTACTTGCATAGACTCACCCACGCATCAAGGGAAATACACATCATGCGAATATCCCTTTCGTTGAGTTGCTTAACGCCTTTCGCGGCCAAATTATTGAGTGTATAGAGCGAAATGAAGTATACATCTCCGTCTTTCAGCCTTAGCGCAAACCAGCCGGTGCCGTTACCTGTGGCCTCCCACAGCGTCATTGCGGATCGCTGATTTTCTTCGATTCGACTCAGGCGAAAAACATCATTCTCGCACACCTTGCAATCGATTGGATGTGTTTCTCGGTTACGAGAGGCAAGCACATCAAACGGCTGACCTTGTGCGTTTTGAGCGAGATTATGCGCCCAGAAGCCCTTATTGGACAAATATTCACACAACGATTTTTCAAAACCGTTGCCGACTTTACGATTGACATTCATTAAAATCACTCCTTTACAAGTGAATATTTCCGATATATAATCGGATTGAGCATTTTCGCTTGCCGTTGATGGAACTGGTACTTCCGTCAGCGGCTTTTTCTTTGCTTCGACTCCGAAAGGCCGTACAGCTTACCGAACAAGCCAAAGCACACAAGGCTAACCGCCATATGAATTGCGCCAACACCCAGCGTCATCATCTCTTTTTCGATAGAACCGACTACACCCAGAAGGTAAAAAAACGAGAGAAACGCGAGGGTTCCAAAAACCTTTTTCATGAAGTGACCTTCTTCCATATGTACTTCTTGCCGTATCGCTGTTCGTACCATTTTTCAAACTCGGCTCGGTGAGCTTCGTCCTTGAAATATTCTCGAACGCGCTGAGCGACCAGTAGGCTTAATGCGCTTGCCTGAGCCTGTTTTTCGGGGACGAAAACACTCATGACACGATTTTCGCCTCGTACTCGTTCAAAATATCGAGCGAGCGGCGCAGGATTTCATCTGCTTTCGGGCCAATACGAGTGCCGGACAGCGTTGCCGACATTTCAAACTTGTCCGTAAGCAGTCCCTCGTCCGACAGGCGATGAATAAGCCACGCATAGGTGAGCGTAAAGTGAGAAATCTTATCCCTAATCTGTTCTGCGTAGGAAGAACGATCTCTCATAGACAACGGACGGGAAATCTCTGCCATCGTGCGACCTCCTTTCGTGTGGATTGCAACTTTAGTTGTAAATAATCCTTGCAATCGGAGGTCGCCTATGCTACAATCACTTTTGCGAACGACAATAGCATTGGCGATACCCCGATTATGAAGGAGCCGATTTCCTTTTGCGAGAAGGAAGTTGACCCCTCGGATTACTGTTGCCTTTATTAACTTTCGTTGTTATAAGTTGAGTATAATCCCGTGGACGGGATTTGTCAATAGGGCGATAGTGATTTTCCGAAAAAAATTCCCGTTGACGGGAACGGAGGAAAACACGATGACTTTTTATGAACGACTGACTGAACTACGTAGAGAAAAGGGATTAACTCAAAAACAGATTGTTGATGAACTTGATCTCGGTAAAAATTCCTTTGGGGATTGGAAGAGAGGGATTATCCCTGTTCGTTCCACTCAGCAGCTTCTTGCCAAATATTTCGGGGTATCGGTTGACTACCTTATGGGAAAAACTAATAACCCCATTCCTAATACGGAAACGGTAGGCACCTACATTCCGTATGAAAAACGGGGTTTGCGTCCAGTCATCGGTTTAGCTTCGGCAGGAACAGGGGTGATCGCAGAAGAAATGATTGTTGGTTGGGAAGCAGTTGATGACGAATACGATAACGACAACTGCTTTTGGCTCGAAGTATCTGGTAACAGCATGGCACCGCAGATTGATAATGGCGATAGAGTGCTTATTCAGCGGGACGCAGAAATCGAGAGCGGCTGTATTGCCGTGGTCGTGGTAGACGGTACAGACGGGTTTTTAAAACAAGTCGAGTTCGGTGAGAACTCCACCTCGCTTCACTCGTTCAATCCGTATTATCCCGACATGGAGTTTGTAGATGCCGACCAGAAACGTTTGCACTTTGTCGGTCGCGTCCGGGAAATGAAGCGGAGGTTCTGATATGCGTAAAAAGTTTAATATCGACCTCTCCATGTTGACCCCGGAAGAACAGCAGCAATTTCGTGATGACCCTACCACCCTGACCAAAGGTGAAGTTAATGTCGCTTTGTACCTTCGGTTTAGTTCAGAACGGCAGAAGGAACAGTCCATTGAGGGTCAGCTCCGAGACTGTATTGCGTACTGTAAGCGCAAGAGCTTCCGCATTGTCGCCATCTATGTTGACCGTGCCACGACCGCTCGGAAAGATGTAGAGAAGCGAATCCATTTTCAAGAGATGATTTCCGACAGTGCTCATCATCTCTGGAACTTCGTGGTCGTGTGGAAGCTCGACCGCTTTGCCAGAAATAGAGAAGACAGCGCCGTGTTCAAAATGCGGCTGCGGAAGAATGGAGTTCGGGTCAAATCCGCAACCGAAACAATCTCTGATAACCCCGAGGGTATCATCTTGGAGTCTGTACTTGAAGGTATTGCCGAATACTATTCCGCCGACCTTAGCCAGAAGATTACCCGTGGTCTGAGAGAGTCAGCTATGAAGGGGCATTCCGTTGGTGGTCATGTCCCCTTGGGGTACAAAATCGAAGATCATAGACTTGTAATAAATCCGGAAACTGCTCATATCGTGCAAGAAGCATTTCAACTCTACGCCAACGGCGAGAGTGTGGCTGAGATTTGCCGTATCTTCAACGGCAAGGGCTACCGTACCGCAAAAAACTCGGAGTTTAACCGAAGCAGTTTTAAATCCATATTCAAGAATGTGCGGTATATTGGGACATACATCTACAAAGACATAGAGAAGGAAAACGCCATTCCAGCCATCATCGACAAAGACCTCTTTGAAACGGTGCAACGGCGGCTTTCTTTGGCCGCTGACGCGCCCGCAAGGGGTAAAGCTAAGGTAGATTACCTCCTATCCGGAAAGCTGTTCTGCGGGCATTGTGGAGCCACTATGAACGGGGAAAGCGGTACGAGCAAAACCGGAGCTATCCACAACTACTATACCTGTTATTCTCGGAAGCGGCGAAAGGGCTGTAATAAGAAACCATTAAAAAAGGACTTTATTGAACGTGTTGTAGCCCAAGACGCTATGGCGTTGCTCACCGATGATGTAATCGAAGAACTGGCTGACATGGCTATGTCACAGGCCGATAAGGACTTGAAAGAGAACACCCGTATTCCAGAATTGTCCGCTAGACTCACCGAAGTCGAACAAGGTATCAATAACATCACCAAGGTCGTTGAAAAAGGAATTGCGTCTGACGCTCTCCTGAACCGCCTGACCGAGTTGGAGAAAGAAAAGAAAGATCTGACCTCTCAGCTTCGGGAAGAAGAAAAATATATCTGCCGAATTGATAGAGATCAGATAATATTTTGGCTAACGAAGTTCCAAGGCGGTGATATAGAAGACGAGGATTGCAGGCGGCGCATCATCGACCTTCTGGTAAATTCCGTGACGGTATGGGACGAACCTGACGGATATAAAATCACCACTGCATACAACCTCACTTCCTGCAAAACCAAGACTTTCCGGGTCAGCAACAACGCTGACTCTCCTTCTGGCGAGGGGTTCGGATTTGGGGAGCTATCGTCCACCAGAAGAGGAAGCGTCGAACTCTTCTTTTACAAGAATGAGTTTGCGCTTGTGTATAGGTTGGGGGACGCCTGATGGCGTCCCCTTTCCGTTTTCGTTGCTGTGAAACGCCGTATTTTGCGTTTTAAGGCGTTTTAAGCCTGTTGGGGTACTCGTGTACCCCTCGGGCTTTTTCCGTGCCTTAAAACGCCTCTGAAGCGGTCTGTGGACATTCGAGCGCCCATGCGCATCTCGCATCCGCTCGATGCAAGAAAGCAACGACTGCGGCAAGAGGTACACGTGAGGGCTGACCACATGACCGGATGACCAGATGAAATCCGACAAACTTTATTTATTTACGCGTATTAGATAACCCTTTTCAATTTTTATAAATAAGTCCCAAATGATGTGGTCATCTGGTCAGGTATTGCAAAAAGCCCGATAGCGCCAAGGGATTCAGCTGACCAGATGGTGACCACGACATTTTTTCTTGTGGTCATGTGGTCAGGCAAAACGCTCATAAGCAAGGGGGTGGGGGATTCTTCTGTCCTAAGCAGGTGCGCATTTCGGGCGCTTCGCGTCCTCAATGCAAGGGTGGCCGCCCTGCGGGCGGCGGTTGGATGCGAATGGACGTACAGAAGGGATGCGGCATGGGCTTGGGAGGTCATGCCTATTTGCGCGTTCCGTCGTTCGTGCACACTACCCTGCACACCATGCACACTATCCTGCACACCATTTTTGGCCATAGTGTGCAGCTTAAATCTTGATTTATCAGGGGATTTAGGGGTACTGCACACTATGCACACCATTTTATAAGTCTTATATATGAAAATATATAAATTCCCTCACGTATATATAAGTCATTGAAAAAATGGTGTGCATGGCGTGCAGGGCGGCGAGACAGCATCGGAAAAGGCTCATAAACGAGAGAAAACAAGAAAAATAGCCTGCACACTTCAATGAAAAATGGTGTGCAGCGAAGTGTGCAAGGCGTGCCGAAGGTGTGCAGCGCACGTCGGAATGGCACCCCTTTTCCTTGGCGTACTTCTTCTGCCTCCGACTTTTTCAGGGGGCGCGAGCGAACTTTTTTGAATTGATTTCTGCCCATAAACGAGCGGAAATAGGCTCTGAGCAGGGGTAACGAAATAAAAAGTGTTGCGAAGTTAGTGTTAACGCCGTATAATAAAAGCTGTATAGATAAATGGCTCAGCACCCGTCCCGTCCTCGATGCGGGGCTGCTATCGGGAATAGGAGCCGAGCGCTCGGTCGAATAGGCCGTGCGTCACGGGCGAAACAACGAACACGAAGCTCCCGTGGAAACCGAGATAGACAAGGCTTTGCGCCTCTGTCCTTCTTTGGTTTCCACGGGAGCTTTTTTTGTTTCGCGAAAAGGACTTTGAACATGGAGGTGGCTGGTTATGGCTAAGACAAAGCAGCAAGTAAAAGGGTCGAAGCCCTCTTACATGACGACGTATGAGGCGGCGGATTTCCTCGGTTTTACCGCAGGCACGCTCCGCGTCTGGCGCTCTCAGGGCAAGGGGCCGAATTACTACAAGGTCGGTAGCACGGTTCGCTATGAGATGGATGACCTTGAGGCGTGGAAGAACGAGAACGTGAAGCACGTCGAGCTGGCGAATTAAGGAGGTGAGAGCATGGAGGCAAAAGAAAACCGCCCCGATGCCTGCACAGCTTTCGGGACGGCCAACTCAATTTATAAAGATTTTAGCACGGATGCGCCTGATATTCAAGAGGAATTGACGGGCCCTGTTCTTCCCGATGAGTGTGCAGCGGACATTGTGTCGTTCTGCTCCGAGCAGACTATCGCGTACGACGATTTGCTGGAGTATGCGACGCTGTTCTACCTGCAGGACAAAGACCCCGAGGACCCGCCCTTTCGCGATACGCTCAAGTTCGAGCTTCTGACGCTGACGAACAGCTGCATCGACGCGTACAACTTAGGTCAACGCGACCCGAATGCGGGTCCCGGTGCGAAGCTGAAGGACGCCTATCCCGACAAGAAGGAGGGCGCGGAGCGCTACAAGCGCCTGTCGGGTCTCCATACCTTGCAGATTGCCATCATCCTGTACAAGCTGCACCATGCGGTGGGCATCCTTTGGAACAACTCGCATGACGACGGCAACTTTGACATCGGCATTTACCAGTACAGCGGCGACAACGAGGGCTGCTACGACGTTGGCGAGCAGAATCTGAAGAGCCTTATCCGTGGCTATTGCAAGACGGGCACCATCAAGGACGTAAACGAGACCATCGAGGCCCTTCGCGCGATTTGCCCTCGCGTGGAGCGCTGCCGCAATCGCGATTTGGTCGCCGTGAACAACGGCATCTACGATTACGGCAACAAGATTCTGATGGCGTTCGACCCTGCGTTCGTCTTCACGAGCAAGAAGCACGTCGATTTCGTCGACCGTGCCCAGAACCCCGTCATCCACAACGACGAGGACGGCACGGACTGGGATGTCGTGTCGTGGATGAACGAGCTGTCCGACGACCCCGATGTGGTCTCGCTTCTGTGGCAGATTATCGGCGCAACGGTTCGCCCGTATGTGAGCTGGAATAAATCCGCATGGCTCTATTCCCCTTCCGGCAACAACGGCAAGGGCACGCTCTGCACCCTGCTTCGCAATCTTTGCGGAGCGGGCGACTGGACTTCCATTCCGCTGAAGAACTTCGGCAAGGATTTCATGCTCACGTCGCTGATGCATGCGTCCGTGATTATCACCGACGAGAACGACACGGGCACGTTCGTGGACGACGCGGCGTCGCTCAAGAGCATCATCACGGGCGACCCGTTCCAGATGAACCGCAAGAACCGCGACCCGCGCGACGTGCTTTTCAACGGTTTCATGGTGCAGTGCGTCAACGAGATTCCGAGGGTTCGGGATAAGTCCGAATCCATGCTCCGCCGCCTGCTGGTGATTCCGTTCGAGAAGCGCTTCGAGGGCTGCGAGCGCAAGTACATCAAGGGCGACTACCTGAACCGACCCGAAGTCCTCGAGTACGTGCTGTACCACGTGCTCGCCGAAACGGACTACTACGAGCTTGACGAGCCGGATGCCTGCTTGGCGCTTCTGGATGATTTTCGTCTGACGAACGACCCGGTTCGCCAGTTCCTCGACGACATTCTCATACGGGCGACATGGGACGTTTTGCCGTGGCAGTTCGTATTCGATTTGTATCGCCGTTGGTTTATTCGCAACAACCCGAGCGGGCGATGCCAGAGTCGCAAATCGCTCATCAATGACGTCAAGGGAATCATCTCCGATTACGAAGGATGGGACTATTCGGACAATCCGGTTTCCGTCCCCGACGAGATGTACGACACGCCCGAGGGATTGATTGGCATATATGAGGTCCGTGAGTGGGAGGAGCCTGGGTATCGAGGCTCGAATCCAAATCGCTCCCACTTGTATCGCGGTTCGAAACGCACTCGCGGTCTCGTTCGCGTAGGCATGGCCGCTTCGGAAGATGCAACGACAACTGATTCAACGATTAAGGAGGAGTAAATCATGAGCAATTTGACGCCTGATGAGCTGGCTCGACTTCGTCTGAAGGCAAATCACGGAATGCTCACGCCCGAAGAGCAGCGGGCGTACAACGACTATGCGACGGAGCAGCTTTCCGCTGTTCCGTCGCCGCCCTCGGGTGCTGTACCGCCTAAGAAGGGTTTCAAATGGGAGAGCGAGAAGGTTGCGGAGTGGCGTCTGAAGGCACGCCACGACGGCCTTGATGAGAACGAGCGGCTGCTCTATCAGGATTACCAGCAGACCCTTGCGCTTGCCGGTGCTTCAGTCGAAGCGGAGAACAAGGCGTATTCGCCCAAGGTGGAGAAGTGCATCATCTTTCGCGGTGCCGTCTCGTTGGCGTTGATGGCTCTAATCGGTCTGTTCAGCAATTGCTTGGTGTTCATACATATTGGCGATGCGGCAGCGGGTGTTTGCCATTATGTCAATGCTGATTTTGTTGGCATGAAAGGCAAGACATCATGTGCGTACAATGACCATATCAACGAAGCAATCGGATTGTTTCTCGCAAGCGTTATTACAGCGAACAATGCATCGAGATATTCGTTCTCGCAATCTTGGACGGGCAAGAGTCTGCTTGATACTGAGATTCTTCTTCCTGCTACGCCGTCCGGCGACCCCGATTGGGATTACATGGACGAGTACATGTCGGGCGTCATGGAAGAGGCTAAGGCGAGCCTTGAGAATATGGGCAAGGTCGAAAAGGAGCTTCATTCTGCCGACATTTCCGGCTGGAAACGGTTCACCATCGGGAGTCTGTTCGAGATTGAAAAGGGCACGCGTTTGACCAGGGCGGCAATGATAGACGGAGACACGCCGTTCATCGGCGCTACTCTTGAAAACAACGGTATAACGGCACGGGTGGGCAATACTGGACATGTTCACCCCGGCGGACTCATGACCGTTGCATACAACGGGCAGAAGGCAACGGGCAAGGCGTTTTACCAGCCGATTCCGTTCTGGGCGTCCGATGACGTTAACGTGCTCTATCCGAAGTTTTCTCTTACCGAGAACATAGCTCTCTTCCTTGCGCCCCTATTCTGGGAAGCAGGCAGGCCGTATTCTTTCGGAGACAAGTGGGGCAAGGACGTTATGGAGAACGATTGCCTTGTCTTGCCTGTCAATGCATCGAGTGACCCCGATTGGGCGTACGTGGACGAGTATATGCGAGACGTGATGGAACGCGCGCAATCCGATTTGTCCACTATGCAGTCAATCGGCTAAGCGCAAGTCAAGCCCGCCGTTCCATCTGGGCGGCGGGCTTATATCCAAAGGAGCGAACCATGAAAATCTATAAGCAGAAATTACAGGGGGTGGTAAACCTATGGCACGCAAGAAGAAATTCGCGCCGAACGACAACAACCTCGCGATAGCGTACTATCGCTTCTCGTCCCACTCGCAGAACGACGCGAGTATCGACCAGCAGCGCGAGCTTGCCCACGAATGGGCGGATGCGCACGGCTTCAAAATCGTGCAGGAGTATGAGGACGCGGCAATATCCGGCACCACGGACGCACGACCGGGGTTCCAGCAGATGCTGTCGGAGGTCGCAAAAATTCGTCCCCATACCCTCATCATGTGGAAGACCGACCGCCTGGGACGCGACAAGTACGTTCTGGCGATGGCGAAGAAGAAAATCCGCGACGCGGGATGCGAGATTCACCTGCTGGCCGAGCACATCCCGACGGAGGGACCCGAAGGCGTCCTCATCGAGGGGCTGATGGAGGCCATGGCGGAGTATTACAGCCGCCAGCTGTCGCAGAACATCCAGCGCGGCATGGACTACAACGCGCAGCACGCCCTGTACAACGGCCACAAGCTGTTCGGCTACGACGTGGACAGGTCCACGAAGAAGTACATCCCTGACCCGAACACGGCGCCGTTCGTGCAGTGGGCGTTTAGGGAATACGCGTCGGGCAAGCCGCTGAAGACCATTGCCGAGGAGATGAACGCGCAGGGCCTGCGCACGCCGAGGAACGCGGAGTTCAGCGTGAACATGCTGAACAAGATGCTCAAGAACCGCGCCTACATCGGCGAGTATCACCACGGCGACATCGTGGTCGCCGGCGGAATGCCCGTCCTCGTCGACGAGGCGACTTTCGATAGGGCGCAAAGGCGGTTCGCTGAGAACAAGCGCAAGGGTTCCCAGCGGGCGCACGGCATGGGCGACGCCGAGGCCCCGCGCTATTGGCTCACGGGCAAGCTCTATTGCGGTGAGTGCGGGAGCACCATGCAGGGCGTGTCCGGTACGAGCAAGACCGGGCGGACGTATTACTACTACTATTGCTCCGCCCAGCGCAGGAAGGAGTGCCACCTGCACAAGGCCCGCAAGCGGGACTTGGAGGACATGGTGCTGTTCGCCCTGCACAACATCGTCGATGACGAGGAGAACGTGACGGCGCTCGCCCTGGATGCGGCGGAGTATTACGAGAGGAGCCACGACGACACCGCGTATCTCGAAGCGCTGGAGGCGAAGCGCAGGGAAGTGGAGAAAAGCCTCGCGAACCTCGTGAAGGTCATCGAGAGGGGCGTGGTCAGCGATACGGTGACACAACGTCTCGCGCAGCTCGAGGAGCAGAAGAGCGCCCTGAACGATGCCATAGGGACGGAAAACGTCCGCGTGTCGCTGTGCGAGGACAGGCACAGCATCCAGGCGTACTTCGACAAGTTCCTGCACGCCGACGTGAACGACCCGGAGATTCGAGACCAGGTCTTCGAGTATTTCGTGGACAAGGTCTATCTGTACGATGACAAGCTCGTCGTGAGCATGTGGTTCTCCGAGGACGACAAGCAGGAAATCACGTGGCGGGACTGGTTCTCGCTGGACGAGTATTGGACCGACGAATCCCCTTTTGTTAAAGGGGGAGGCGTCGAGTTCGACTGCTTCCCCCTCGGCTCCACCAAGAAAAGGACTTGCTTTTCAGCAGGTCCTTTTTCCATGAAATTCATTTCTGCGCAACGCGCAAAATATCTTCGGCCGGAAATATTTGCGCCGCAAATGCGAAAAGCGCCGGATGCTTCGCTCAGCGCGCCGAATGCGCTGTTTTCTGCACGCCGGTGCATTTTTCGCGCAGGACATACAAACACATTGCAATATCCTGCCCTATACGGCAGCGCGAACGCCCCAAGAATTAAGACTAATTAA